GATCCCCATCGCGGGGTCCCTTACAGGCCGAATGACACCTTCCACCCTACGCTCTTTGTCGTAGGGCTGCAGTTCGTTCCCTAGCACCTTCACGATGGGGATAAACGGGGACGGCCAGTCGGTCTCTTCAAGCACCTGACAGCCGTCAATCTTCGCCCACTTGATCTTTTTGTCGACGACGGTGCGCCGGTCGAGAATCTGGGACTTGTCCTCGACTTCATCAGCCCAAGCCGAGGTCCCATCCGCCACTCGACAGAGTTCCCGGGAGGTGTAGTCGGTGTAGTAATACTCCACCACACGCACCGTGCGGCCTTCGCCTTCGGTCGCAAACCATTCCGGGGTCTGCTCACAACAGGACTGCCATTCATCGTCGGTCATGTCGCACACGCTGTTGTGCTGGCCGGCGGCATTCTTGGGATATTCCGCTTGGTATTGCTCCCACGGCATATCCACCCCAATGAACGCATACTCGGCGTCACTGCCATCGGGCTGTTCGTGGAACGGGTCAAGCGTCACGCTAGCTTGGTCGTAGAACCGATGGACGTAGACTTCTTGGTCCCACGTCTTCCCCGGCATATACCGGGTAAGCACGGCGTAATAGCCGCTGCCGGCAATCACCGCACGCTGGAAGGCCCAGCTTCGCGCATCGCCTGCTTCAGACTCCCGCTGAATTCGACGCGTGAGCCCCTCGCGGATTTCAATCTCTTTGTCATCGACCGGGTCGGCAATCCCGCCCCAGTCATCCGCGGGGACGAGCTCGAACCCGATGTCCGACTGCCGCTCTTGGTTCACGATCATGTCCACCGGCTTGCGCACGGTGTCAATCGTGAGACAAGGTCTCGCGGGAACCGGGGGCAACCCATTCGACGCATTCTGCCCTGCTCTGGAGGCGCGCACATCCGCCGGCCACTGGTCAAGAGCGTAGAACCGGAGGTCTTCCCGTTCACGCTCCCGCTGTTTCTTGGCGGCGTCGTTCGCCAGTTTGAACCGGGCTTTTGCCGCGACGATAAACGGAGACTCAGCCCGAGATTCAGGCCGATTAGGCTGTCGCTGTTTGCGAGACGTGCGCGGCATTTACAGGTGGCCTGTCAACAGCCACCAAAGGCGACCGCGGAGGGACAACGCGAGGAGGGACTGCGTCTGCGCAATCACCGGACTGGTGAGGGTGCCTTCGTGGAGTTCCCCACGAACCGCCTCTTTTAAGGCGTCGCAGTTGGAATACACCTGCTGCAAAGACTGATTATGCGCGTCGAGAAGAACCCTGACTTGCGCCCATGACAATGACATCTTGCGGGGTTGTTTTACGGTCATGGCACCTCACACACATGAGATTGGCGGCACGATGCCGACAACCGATATCCCGCGGGATACGATGTCTGCGCGCCAGGGCCCGTCACATACGGCCGGCACCCGGCGGCGGTCACCATGGTGCCTCGTTCCGCCGCAGCCCCAGCGGACGCCACAGCCCACACGGCCACCACGCCTTTACAGGAGGGGCAGCACGCATACATACGAAACACAGGGTCACTCATCGTGCAACCGACACTAGCGTAGCACAGGGTGTCAACCCATCCATGCGAGGTCCCCTCCCGGGGTCCGCATCGACCCAGCTACTCGCTCACGTTTCTTCACAAACGCCGCCCCGAAATTCGCTTCAAGGTATTCGGCGCAGTTCTGACCGTGCTCATACCAGCCGTCTTTCTTCGGCTTACGGACCTGCTTGTTCGCCACTGAGACCATATGCTCATCCCACACGTAGCCAGCTTCAAACCCATCAGCGAGGAACCGATCCGGCACGGTCGACTTCTCACTGATCGTCAGCCACCGGTCGGGGTCAGAGTTCACCACGAACGCTTCAGACCGGTCAGCCGCGCGCTTGCGCATCTGGCTAGCCAGACGCTCCACCATCGCGAGACGCACTGCGGGGGAGTTGCTGTCGGGCACATAGACCGGCTTGATACCATGCTCTCGGAGCGTCTTAATTGCACCCGTCGTGCCGTGTGAGGTATCCGCCGCGCCGGCCGGGTCGCAGCATTCCTTAATCTCAACTGGGTTCGGGAACCACTGCCGGCGGTGTGTTAACACGATGTCGAGGAAGTCATCTAGGTAGAGGTTCTGGCCGAGAATCCCTCCTAGAAACCTCACCTGTCCTAAGGGACTCACTTGTCGGAAGATGGCGCACGGGTGGTGCTTGCCGAAGTCGAGGGCCATTTCGAGGGCCAGCCGCGGGTCATACTCCACCGGCACTTCATGCACCGACCGCAGGAACGCTCCCTTGTAGACCGGTTCGCCCTGCACATTCATACCGCGCTTGCCCAAAATAACACTGCGGTGTTTGGCGTGGGACTCGGGATATGCCGCCAAGGCCGCACTCAGAAGGCTCTCAGGCAGATTGTGGGCGTTATCGTAAATAGAAATGGCGTAATACTTCCGGTTTGGAAGGTGGTTGCTCTCAGGGAATTGCTGGGCCAGCCAATGGGTCACATTCGGCGGGTTGGGGCTGAAGATGAGTTGATGCGGGAATCCCGGCTGCCGCAGTCGTAACCGAAGCTCAAGGCTGAAATCCTCGGGAAGTTCTTCGGTCTGGTCGTTGTAGATTCCCGCCACGCCCATACCGCGCATTTTGCTGTAGCGGCTCAACGCATCGGGGCTTTTCAGTCCGTAGCTGTAACACTTGGACCCGTTCGGGAAGTCATAGCTGAGTTCTTTGGCGTTCCAGGCGGGGATACTTCCCGCGGTCTGGCATACGGATTCAAACGCCGGCCGGATTTTGGTCTGGGTTTCCCCGTCCCCATAACGCCCAATCCACCATTGGATGCCGGGATACTTATGCAGGGAGTTGAAAACCTTCCACAGGCAGGCCGTGGTCTTGCCGCTTGACAGCGCGCCTTCCAAATCTATCTCAGGGGTCTCATCGAGGAGAAACTCGCTGATGGGGCCCCGCCAGCGCATCTCCACCACCCTACTACTCATGGATATGGTTCACCGTGGTGGGCGGGACCTTCGGGTCGTCGTTGCTCTCCTTGATCTGCAGAGGAAGGACTTTGCCCACCAAGGACAGGAACGCGGTGGGATTGGCGGCCGCTTGGCTCTTGAGGTAGTCCACCCCGCCGCTGTCGGCCAGAGCCTGCAGGATCATGTCCTTCAGAGCCCCGGTCACCTTGTTGGGCACTCCCTTTTTCCGGCCGCCGGTAAATTTACCTTTTGCCATGGAAATAAGTCTATTTTAGATGTTTTATGGTGTCTAGCCTAACAAGTGAGCTTTTCGCGCCCTGAGTGGACAAGGCTCACATCCGTAAGGGGGGCCGAGGTGAAAGTGTCAATCGCTGGAGGGGTTACCTTCGGTAGGGCATAGGCAGGGCTCCAGGGATGCTCCGAGGCCCACTGGGGGTTCGGGCACTGACAGGTTGGGGAGGTTTCATTGCATAGGATGCAACGCATGGCCGCAGTCTACCTCATTTCTTGGGTTTCGTGTAGCGGTCTGCCGCCCACCCGCGGCCAGCCAGAATAAATCCCGTATGGGTGGCAGGGAGTTGTTCGGGGTCAGGACGGGCGCACACCGGGCAGGGCGGGTTAGGGGCACTCATGGGGCGGGAGGCTTCCCAAGTGTGTCCACAGGGGCACCGAAGGTCATAGCGGGGCATCCTAGACACACTCCTCGAGATGGCGGCCATCGGTGACATACAGGCGCCCGGTGGATTGAATCACGACCCCCACCGCTCGGTCCATTACGGCTTGCCGGCAGCCCTGACAGGCTCTCACACCGTCAGGGAGCCCGTTGAGGGCGTTCTGGTCGGTGGTGGGGATGGCAGGGATAGCCCCGCATATCTCGCACCAGGTAAAGAGTGGGAGGCTCACCACTGGGACCGCCAGGTGCGCTTGCGGGGCCGCCGGTAGACCAGATACGGCCAATCACTGAATCCCTCGTAGGACCGGTCTCGAGGGGCCACGATGGCGTAGTCAGAAGGGGGATTGAGGCCGGCGTTGCCGGTATCCGGCATACCACAGGTATCAGTCCGCATAATCTCCGGGAACAGCCACTCCACGCAGGAGTGGCAGTAGCGGCCACCGTCCATGGCGGGGCGGGGGCAGGGGGAGTAATTGACCTGTGTCCAGGTGCCAAATCTCCACCGCTTACTGCGACACTTCTGAGGGGGCATTACCGCTTCCGTCCCCGCTCAGTGTCTATGCCCCAAACAAATCCAAAACAGACACAGAAGGCGCCAAAGATAAGCGCAAGGATGGTCAGGATCACAAGGTCGCGCGGGGCGCAGTGCAGCATTACTATTCTCCTGTCTGAATGTCCATGTAAGCCGCGATCACTTCGGCCGCGACTTGCGGGACAATGGCGTTACCGTAGCCGCGCAGGCGTCCCACTCTGGCGGATACCCCATGAGCCAGCGGCTGAAGGCCGGATTGAGTTGGCCTGGCTTTGCCGTCGCGGCAGGGGAGCCAGACGAGGTCGTTCCATGATGGGAAATCATCCTCACGTCCCGACCGAGATCCTTGTTCTTGCTGGCTGGACCCGTGGCTCCTCTGCCATCGGCTACTTGTGGCGTGGCCCAACTCGTCAACATTGGCTTCGGCCACGAACCAAAGCCGTTGTCGGATGTGCGGTGCGCCGACGCTGTGTGCGCCCAATACGGTCGCCCCGATGGCGTAACCTTCACCTTCCAAGTCTGTCGAAACAAGGTCGAGCCAGCCGTGCCCAACTGCGCTTGCAACTTGTTCGCCAAACACTGGGCCAGGGCGACACTCGCGGATGAGCCTGAACCACTCAGGCCAGAGGTGGCGGGAGTCAGCAGCTCCTTCGCCTTTCCCCGCCGCCGAGAACGGCTGGCAGGGGCAACTACCCGTCCAAACAGGTCGGTCGTCGGGCCACCCGGCAAGTCGGAGGGCGAGACTCCATCCGCCGATGCCGGCGAAGAAGTGGCACTGTGTGTAGCCAACGAGATCTGCTGGTTGGACTTCGGTAATGCTGCGCTCATCCACATCTCCCGGCGCGATTAGATCGGCCTTAATCAGTTCCCGCAACCATGCGGCGGCTTTGGGGTCAAATTCGTTGTAGTAGGCGGCCGTCATGCGGTATAGGTCTCCAGCGTGGCGGCAATCAGGCTGGGGTCGGATGCGAGGGCAAGGATCTTCTGGCTCTCTTTGTCCCTGAAGTGCTGCAGAATTTCTGCTTCGGGTGTGCCGTAGTGCCGACGCAGGATAACGGTTTCCGCAGCATGACGCCGACGCTCGGCCACCCAGTTCTTGGGGCCGGCCTCAGGCTGGGCACGATGCCATGCAAGACGTTCCTGCAGACGGCGGGTAATCAGGGCGGCGGGAAGGGAGACGCTGAAGCCGTATGAAGTATCCATACAGAGAGATTAATCCCAACCGGTCAGGATTGCAACAAAATAATTCACAGCCGAATATCCTCGCCACATAGCCGCGCCAGAACAGGGTCTTCCCCTTCAGGTTCCCGGTGCTCGTTGCGCAGGAACGCCCGGTATCGGGCCATGCAATAGGCCGTGCGGTCCTCGAGTCTTGGGACCTGTTCGTAGGCTTCCCGAAGAATCGCCACAATAGGGTCTTCCGCTTTGGACTTGGCGTAATGGGGTCTCATGGGGTCACCCGATATTCATAGAGTCCCTGCCCGAGATGGCGCCGGTCAACCTGGTATTCCCCGAATCGGGGTTTCCGGAGATGCCTGAGTTGGGCTGAGACACTCGCGGCCGGCGCGCCCGTGGCCTCAGAGATAGCCTCCAGACTGCGCCATTGCCCATCCAGCATCAATCGCTTGATGCGTTCGTGCTGTCCGTCCAGACGGGTGTGGTCATCAGGGGTCAGGTCAGGGCCATCAAACAGGCGCACCTTAGCGGGGGCCACACCAAACAAATCGGCTTGTCTCATCGGTCCTCCTTCGCGGGTCCCTTGCGGTAGAGTTCAGTCCCCGTCGTCCACCGTAGAATGACACCACGCCCGTCTGCATCGACGTAGCGCACCGTTTCGCCGGTTGTCGGCCCCAGGTGCAGCGTCTGTGCCTGTGGACGCAACGCGGGATACAACACCCGCCAGCCCATCGACAGGCACCAGCCAGCGATCACGAACCACAGACAGGCAAGAAGGATGCGGGTCATCGCTGGGCCTCTAGGTCGGTTGCCCTCCGCAACAGTTTCCGACGGTCATCTCGCGCCATCTGTCGCCGTTCCGCAGGGGTGCGCCACCGGGGGCCCTCCCACCCGACCTTGGTT